AAAGGCAAATACTTTATACCAATAATATTTTAATGATTTCAATTACTTATGAAGGTAAACATATTAATGAAGCCATTGCCGCACCAACCGTTCAGGATTAATTACTTTAACTCGGTAATATTGAAACGAACTTTTATTTATATAATGAACTGATGCAAGACGAATACGAACACATAAATTTTTGGAATGATGGCAAAACATAAATATATTGAAACGCCTGAAGTAATGGCACAATTATTTGAGGACTATAAAAACGAGTGCAAAACAAACCCACGTAAAAAACACGTATTTGTCGGTAAAGACGGTACAAGTGATTATGAGTTATTGGAGCGACCTTTAACTATTGAAGGTTTTAGAGTTTATTGTTATGATAAAATAGGATGCGTTAAGCAATATTTTGACAATCCTGATAAAAGATATAACGAATATATTACTATCTGTTCGCACATAAGGGAAGTTATAAGACGTGACCAAATAGAAGGCGGTATGGTAGGGCAATACAATCCAAGCATTACACAACGTTTAAATGGCTTAAAAGAAAGCATTGAGCAAACTAATATTGAGCAACCTTTATTCCCTAAAGACTAATGTTTAAACGTACCACTGCCATAAATAAAATGATGGCTATGACTAAGCGTAAGCGAGTTATACAAGGCGGTACAAGTTCTGGAAAAACATACGGAATTATTCCTATACTGATTGACTATGCGACTAAAAACCCACGTCAAAGAATTACAATAGTAGCTGAATCAATACCAGCCGTAAAAGATGGAGCGGTTAAAATATTTAAAGATATAATGTTTGAAACTAACCGATGGATTGAAAGTCATTGGATAGGTAACCCGATGGAATATACTTTTGCTAATGGCACAATAATTCAATTCAAATCTTTTGATAGTGTAGGTAAAGCAAAGGCAAGCGGTAAACGTGACGTGTTATTTTTAAATGAAGCTAACCATATTAGTTTTGAGATAGCGGATGCCTTAATGATACGTTCAAAGCAAACGTGGATTGACTTTAACCCTGACAATGAATTTTGGGCGCATACCGAAGTAATGCCCGAACACAATGCTGAATTTCTTTTATTGACTTACAAAGATAATGAAGCCATACCACCCGAAACTTTAGAGGACTTACAAATAAAAATTGAAAAAGCTAAAACGTCAGATTATTGGAAAAATTGGTGTCGTGTTTATGTGGATGGCGAAATAGGCAGTTTACAAGGTACTGTTTTTGAAAATTGGCAGCAATGCGAATCAATACCAAAAGATGCAGAATTTATAGCATATTCAATTGACTGGGGTTTTACAAACGACCCTAGCGTTTTAACAGCTTGTTATAGATATAATGGTGCTTTATACTTTAAAGAATTAATCTATCAAACAGGGCTAACGAATAGCGATATTATTGATAAATTAAAAGAGTTGGGAGTGCAAAGGCATCAAATGATTGTTGCTGATTCAGCCGAACCTAAAAGTATTGAGGACTTAAGACGTGCAGGTTTTAGGATTGAGGGTGCAAAGAAAGGACCAGATTCAATCCGTAATTCAATAGATACTTTACAGCAATACGAAATGTTTATTACTAAAGACAGCCTAAACGCTATTAAGGAACTACGCAATTACAAGTGGGCTACTGATAAAGACGGTAATATGTTAAATACTCCTATTGATAGCCAAAACCATTTTTGCGATAGTATTAGATATATCGCACTTAACCGACTTAAAAAGTCAACATTCTTTATTCAATAAAATTAAATGATTAACTACTTTGAAACGCAAAAACAAATGAAACGCTAACCTAGGAGCGAGTTAATCTTTTATCAAAATAAACGTAAAACTCAAATAAATTACTATATTAATACAATGAAAATACCTAAACGATACGAAGATCTAACAGTTGACCAATTTCAAAAATTAGAGGAATTGAAAACTAATACTTCATTAGATAAATTAGATAGGGCGGTTTTAAGGCTATCTATTTTAAGTGGTAAGTCAATAGACTATATTGAAAGTTTAAACGCTACATTAGTCTATAATACGTTAATGGATGCTGTTTTTTTAACACAGCCTATTACTCAGATTGAAACTCCAAAAGAAGTAAAGTTAGGCGGTATTAAATTTAGGTATATTAAAGAGATACACGAATACAATATAGCACAGGAGAAGGACTGGAAGGAAATGGTTAAGAACTCAGATAACAATTATATTAACTGTTTGCCTGAATTAATGGCTGTTTGTCATCAAGAATATGAGAACGGTAAGTGGGTATATAATTCAAATAATCATCAACGAAATGTAGAGTTGTTTAGGAATTCAAAACTAAGCGAATCACTCGGGGCGGTTTTTTTTTATTCAAAAACTTTGAAAGGTTACACAAAAGTTTTAGCGGACTCTTTAGTGAAAGCAACGGAAACAATACAGGAGATACAAAAGGAGATGATGGCAGACTTAGAGTTTCAGACTTTTTTGAAAGGTGGGGATGGGAATACTCAGTCGGTTTAGTAGTTAAAGATACTAATCTAAATGAAGACCAAATATTTGAATGGAGCGTAATTAGATATTATAATAAATTAGCGTACTTAAAAGATAAAGGCAAATTTGAGATAGCATTAAATGGCAATAGATAACGAAATAAAAGATTTATTAAATGGCTTTGGTAAACAATTAGTTACCGATACTCAAAAGTCTTTGAAGTCAAAACAAAAAGACCAGTCTTTAAATAGTCGATTGAGTACAAGCATTAAGCCCGAAACTACTTTTGAAAGTGGTGGCATAACGTTTAAATTAAAAATGAACGATTACTGGGACGCTGTTAATAGTGGACGTAGTGAAACAAGGAATAGTGGTGACGGTGCTTTAAGACGTAATTTAATTAACTGGATAAAGACTAGAAAATTAAAGGTTGAAATATCTAAACGTAAAACAGCAAAGGCAACTACATTAAAGAATAAAAAAATTAAAAAGGTTTATAAAAAACAAACCTATGAACAAGCGGTTGAAAATTTAGCTTTTGTAATTGCAAGGAAAATACATAAAGAAGGTTACGAAGGCAACCACTTTTTTGATGAGGTAATTAACGATGGACGTACTGAAAAACTAAAAGAGGATATTGCTAAGTTGATACAAACTGAAGTGATTATAGACATACAACAAGCAACTAAATAAAATGGCATTAACTTTATATAAAACACCGCAGGAATTAACTCCAGCTTATAATAATCAAATATTTACGGCATTATCTGACCAAACAGCATTAGCCGATTTTAAATACATTGTTAATGTTAGCGTTAACGGTGTGGCAAGTGTAAAGGAATATTTGCCACGTCCCGACAATTGGTTAGTGTTTGATGCTAAAGAATGGGTGCAAAATTTCATTGAGCATTATTTTAACCCTGAATTAAGTTTAGCAAGTCCGATTGAGATAGCATTAAGTAAAACAGTTGAGGTTGAGGTTACAATTACCGAATATTACGATGGCGGTTTTGAAGAATTTACAACTACTAATTACACAGCTTTTGATGCTTGTTTAACGGATGCGGCTTTTAGAAACTACAATTTTGAAGACTATTTATTCGGGCAAACAACAGGTAAATATTTTTTATCTAAAACAGGAACTACAATAACTCCTGACAATAGATTGACTTTAAATAGAGATATGTATTTGCACTTTATTAATACTAATATAATTGAGTTCATAGTTATTGAATTAAGGCGACCAGCGGAAGGAACGGGAATATTAACTACTATTGATAGCGTATCAATTTCGCCAATTCCAACGGCTGCAAATTATGAAATGTATGTAATGCGTATTAATAGCGCAATGTTTATAACTGCAACGGCTCAAGTAGGTGATACAATAAGAGTAACATTCAATAGTGATGTTGCTGCTATTTACCGTTACACTATTGTGATTAAAGATATTTGCACGAAGTACACAGATAATATTTTATATTATTTAGATAGGGACGGTAACATATTATTTTTCCACTTCGATAAAATATCTAAATACAATTACACTAAAAAGACTAATAAGGTTACTTTAAATCCTGACCGATTAAATACAACAACTGGAGAATACGGATCTAATACTTGGGATAGAGAAGACCATATTGTTAGTACTGCTATTGAATCGACTATCTTATTAAATACCGATTGGATAACAGAAACTCAAAGTAGGCAGTTGAATGATTTATGGAGTAGCCCTCAAGTGTGGTTACATAACGGAACTGACTTGTTAGCCGTTACAATTACAAACAACGGTTACGAAGAGATAAAGAGCGAAAACGAATCACTATTTCAATACAACGTTGTTGTAAATACGGGTGTAGTAGAAACTAGACAAAGAGGTATATAATGGTAAGAACTGAACTATACATAAACGGTGTTAACGGTGTAAACGGATTTTTAAGTTTTCCATTTGGAGTTAACATTCCTGTTAGCATAAACTTTAACTTAGCAGATGTAAGAAACCCCGAACAGCGCAAGGCTTCATTTAGTAAAACAATTAATTTACTAGGCACGAATGAAGTAAATAAATTATTTGAAAACCTATTTGAGGTTAACGTTGTTACTCAATACTTTAATAAAAATTTAAAGACACCCGTTAAATATTTAGTTGACGGTTTAGAAAACTTTGCTGGTGACTTACAATTAATTAAAGTAAATATTAACCCTGACAACTCGATAGTTTATGAATGCTCAATCATTGGTGCGGGCGGTAGTTTGTTTGTTGATATAGGCGAAAAATATATTACTGGCAATACAAACAGTTCAGACGATTTAGATTTCAGCGATTATGACCATGACTATACAAGGGCTAATCAAATTGCATCACGTACAAATGTAGGCACAGGCGAAAGTTATGTATATCCGTTTATTGATAGAGGAACGAATGGCGGTAGTGATACTGTTTGGAATGTTAAAGACTTTTTACCTTCTTTTAGTATTTATGAATATATAAAGAAAATTATTGAAGGTACAGGGCGAACGTTTACAAGTACTTTTTTTGAGAGTTCTTTTTTTAAGCATTTATATTGTTATAGTAATATAACTAAAGTATCTTTAACCGAAGAGCAATTAGCTTTACAGCAATTTTATGTAGGCTTAACAAGTAATGTTGTTCATATTGATACAGGAACAGGGGCAGATATATTTACTTTAATACATGATAACGAAAGTGCGCCATTCTTTGATGACGGAACTCAAAACAATACTACAAATGGCTTAGTAACAATTAGTGAAAGTGGTTATTATAACATTGTATCTAAGGTAGTTTATAGAATTAAATTTACGCATACTGACCCAAATGTAGCTTATATGGCTATCGATAGTGCATTTATATATAATAGTATAGTAAAACAAACACCTTTATCTAATTTAAATGTTAATAGTTTTTATTTAGGTAATTTAACAAATGAACCAATATCAGGTTTTATTCCTGAAAACACATTTGTAACAAGTCCAATTAATGAAGTAGCAACTGGTGAAATATTTTTAAATAATGGGGATATTGTTTATACACGAGCTGGGATAAAAGATTTAGAAACTTCTAAATTTTATAATTCAAGTTATGGTTTAATATCATCTCCAACAGGAAGTGCAACTATTACCGTTGAAGCATTAAGCGGAATAAACGGTTGTTCTTTTTATGGCTTAGTTAGCAGAAAGGAAGTTATTGAAGGTAACCTATTAGAAGCCAACTACTCATTACCAACTAAGATAAAACAAAAGGAATTTTTAACATCAATATTAAAAGCCTTTAATTTATTTGTCGATGTAAATCCTGACAATGAAAATGATTTATTGATTGAGCCATTTGACGAATTTTATAATACGACCGATATTGTTGACTATGAGAATAGGACGGATTTAGATAAAGAGCAAACTATCAATCCAAACTTATTAGAGGGTAAGCGTTATATCTATACTTATAAAGAGGACAAAGATTATTACAATGATTTATATTTAAAGACACATAACGAAGTTTTTGGCACTGAGCAAATAGACGTTGACAATGACTTTATTAAGTCAGATAAAAAAACAGAGTTAATTTTTTCAGGCACTCCATTAGCTGCTAACTATGGTTTAGGAATAGCGCAACCAAAGATTTACACATTAGACGGTACAACTAAAAAGACTATTGCTGCTAATATACGTTTGCTTTATTGTGACGTTAAAACAAGTCCAAACGCTTATACTTATAAACAACAAGGTCAAACGGATTTAATTACAACGGAATACTTACATGCCGGTATGGAGGACGATGCTTTAAATCCAACCGTGTCTTTAATGTTCGGACCAGCAAAAGAATTTTATTACACATATGTAAACGCTTACTTTACAAATAACACTTTATATAATAAATATCATAAACAATATTTAGTTAATCTAATTGACAAGGATGCTAAATTTGTGACAAAATATTTATGGTTAACC